GATGAATGACTTTCTCTTCCATCTATATGACGTATGCACCCATCATATAGATCCTTCTGGGTCTATTTAAACAATGCGCGTGGGCCGAATGGTCAGTTTTACGTCTTCACCTTGACAAATTTTCAATGCCCCATTAGTGAATTTAGCAACCATACCAATAGTGTCCAAATCCCTAGATCCACTCCTAATCTCCGACCAATAACGGGATACATCATTGAATGAGGCTTCCTTATTGTCTGCTATGCTGATCATCAGATTGCACAAATCTCTGTCAATACCTGCCAGGAAGGAGTACTGTTTAAGCAGTTGGAGGCCAAACCCCACAATGTCATCTTTAACATGCTCGTGCGCAATGTCCAACTCCCGTTTCAGTTGTAAAGCATTGAGTACTACAATCACTTTTAGAACGAGTTTCTCGATTAGTCTATCTTCTGGCAGTTCATTAATAGACCTTGATGATGCGTTGATACTATCTTGCGTTACATTATCTCCTCTCACATCTACACCGTAACTTATATCGATAGTATCCAAATTAGCGAGCTGACCCAATGTATACTCAACACCATTAATTGGTCTATCAATCGTCGTTCCACCCTTTACCGGAGCAATAGTATATGGCAATCCTCGTTGGAAAACAATCAACTCTGCAGCGCCATGGTACACTGGTGTGTCAATATATTTATTATCACCTTCAGGTGCCATGCCAGCCAAAGACATAGTAAATGCTTTCGCCAGAGCTCCAGGAATATAGCTATCAGATGGTATAATTGTATTGGCCACATGCTCAAATCCTTCACCATAACAATCACTCAATAAAGTTTTCAGAATGTCAGCAGAAACACGAGACGTGGGGAACTGGCCTTCATCATAAATCACCTGGTGGATATAATCAGTGACCGTTTTATTCAATTTTTCAGCGAAATTCACTTTCGGAGATTTCTTCAAAATTCGGTCTCTTGCAACACAGAACAGTGGATTCAACTGCTTAGCAACAGATTTCGCATTTGGAAAAAATAATTCATTCTTTTCATTCTTCACCACTTTCAGTAAATGCAGTCGACTCAAAAATGTCTGATCTTTACGACCAGCAACAGCCCGGGACACGTTCAAACGCAGACCAGCAGACATGGTTAGAGAGAGAAAAATTTAC